TTACGCGAGAGGGATGAGATCGGGATCGTGCTCGTGCTTTTTGCTCAGGCGTGCAGCGGCTTCGCAGATGCGCGTGTGCTCGTGGTTGTCGATGCGCATTGCTGGCGCTTTTAGATGGGTCCATGCGTCGTGCATGAGCACCCACGGGTCGACGTAGGCGGCGATGGCGTCTCGGTCGTCGTCTGCGGCTGCGTAGCGACCTTTGTTTTCACTGATGGCACCGAGCAACTGGTGCTTGCTCAGTGCTGCCCGGACGTAGCGGGAGAACTGGCGAGCAAGCTGGTTGATGCTGGGCAGCATGAGGTTAGGCGCGCTTGGGTGTGTGCTGGGTGATCTCGGCGCTGATTTTCAGCAGCGCTTCTTTGATCAGGTCGGTGATGCTGCATCGGCGTGTGATCGCCATGCTTCGGAGCTTGGTGGCTACCTCGGGCGGCAGGTCTTTGAGCAGGGTTGCTGCGGTGATGTCTTCGTGGGTGATGGTCATGGGGTTGATGTTTCGTCTATTTAGCTGATAAATAGTCAATCGTCAATTCTTTAGTTTGCTGTTTCGTCAATTTGTGGCATTGTTGATTTATGAGTGCTTTGACAAAAATAGAGATTCAGACCTGGCTTTCCGCGAGGCATGACGGTTCGCGCGAGTGGTTGGCAGGCAAACTTGGTGTAAGCAAGGGCACCGTTGACCAATGGTTTAGCCGTGGGTTCAGCGATTCTGCGTTGGCTAGCATCGCCATGGTTATGGAATTGGATCAGGCGGCGGCATCCTCGATTGGCGCTAGCTCGTCCGACGAAACCGCCCTCATCCAATTCACGTCCGGCGAGTTTGAGCGGATCGAGGCGGCGCGTGCGGCGGTGGGTTCGCCGGCACGTCCGGTATTTTATCGGGATGCGATCATTGCGTATGTCGATGGGATCGAAGAGGACGGGAATCTAAACGCTGAAAAGTGATCTTTTTATGGCCCCGAAACATACTTTAAAACCGCGTAAGACCGGCACTCGCTCTGCTCTGGAATTCTGGGTGCTCGATACTGCTATTGAAGGCAGTTCGAAGGGCACGTTGGAGGCGCGCGGTCCATTTCGGTCGCAGGCTCAAGCCGAGCAGTGGATCAAGGAGACGTCTGCCAGCGATTGGGTCGGAAGCTGCGGATGCCTGCGCACCGGCGCGCCGGAAAAGTGGGGCGATGTGTATGTCATTGCCCAGGCGGTGCGCAAGGTGAGACCTGTGCCGCCGACCAGTGTGGCCATGGCGTTGGTTGATGTGGGTGGGAACGCCAAGCTCACCGACTGAGCCTCAGCTCAGTTCGGTGCAGCGTCCGTTCGGCGGCGTTTGTCTAGTTTTGTCAGGGTTGGCCCCAGTGTGACCATGCGGTGCCAAACAGGTGGTTGCATGCGCGCTCGGTTGACTGGCGCATGGATGCGTAGGCGGCATCTGGTCCAGGCGGCATCCATAATTCTTTGACGTTGTCTGCATATCCTCCGCCACCATCGATGCCAACGAGGGTGAGGCTGGTGCAACCGAGGTACCAAGCGAGGTGGATGCCTGGGTGCGCGGATGAGGTGTGGTTCCAGAGTGAGTGCAGGTCGGCGATCTGCTCGCGGGTCTGGTCGAGCAAGTGCCATCCGCAAACGTGGAGGAACCAATGCGGGCACCATGCGGGTCGTTGCCAGCAGGCCGGCGCGGTCGTGTATGGCGAGAATGGCAGTCCGACCACCCATTTTGTGGGGATAGCTTCAAGCCACGGTTCGGAGCCGTGAGTGGTGACGGCATAGTCGCATGGGGTGGCTGCAGCGGCATGGTTGATGCCGATGAGGACGGCGTCGTCCGGTATTGGAGAGCCATGGTCCAGCCATACTTGGAGGCTTGGACCTTTACCGATGAGGAGCGCCGGTCTGCCCGCGCAGGAATTATTCAGCGCATGCCAGGGTTGTGGTGTCATGGCAGCGCGTAGAGTGAATCGGCGAATTCCTCGCCCAGTTTGAGGTATCCGTTTTCACGGGTCCAGTTTTCGATCTCGGCACGGTAGGGGTTTTGGTAGCGACCGGATGGGTTGTGCGTTTCGACGCATAGCAACTTGGGCCGGCTGATCATGTGTTTCAGGACAAACCACTCGGCTCCTTCCGTGTCGATGGCCACGATGTCCAGGTTTCCGGGGTCGATGTCGTCGAACCGGCGGGTGGCGATGTCCACGATGTGGCCGGGATCGATCACGGCGTGGTCCTCGTCGAGCGCTGGGGTACGCGGCAACTCCAGCAGCCATGAGCATTGTCCGTGTGGGTAAAACTTGGCTGTGCCGGTCTGGTCGGCGATGGCTGCGCAGATCACCCGTGCCTGTGGGTAGGCTTGGATCAGGGCGCTGGCGCAGTCGGCCAGTGGTTCGACAAGGATCATGGGGCATTGCCCGTGGAATTCTTTCAGGGCAGACAGATGAGGTTCGTTGACGCCAATTTCTGCGACGGCGCGAGGTTTGAGGCCCATGATTTGGGCGATGTTGTAGAGTCTAAACATAATCGGTTCGTTGTGCTGCGGTTTCTATCTGCGTCCAGAGAGTCTTGCGGATGCGATCTGGGGTGATTTGGGCGATGGCGGAGCAGTAGCCTTTCTGGCTGCATGCTTGGTCTGGCGGGAAGTATTGGTCGTTTTTATAGTGCCATCGGCAGGGGCCGCATTTAGCAAAGCCCTGGATGGGTTTCACGCTCGGCATGTATCCAACGCGCTGCCTCCAGTGGAAAGCGCCGTATAGCGCAATCACAGGCAGGCCAATGGCTCCGCCGATGTGGCACAGGCTGCTGTCCGGCGCGATAAGGGCGTCCATGGTGCCGAGTATGGCGCAGGACTCGGTGTAGTTGGGCGCCGGGTTGAGCAGTGGCAGCGGGTAAAAGTGCGGGATCTGAACGCTCTGCTTTGGGCTGGGGACGCCAAACAGGAACACGTCGCAGTGGTCTTGCTTGATGAGCATTTCCATGAGTTGAGCCGTCATGTTGACTGGGTAGGTCCGATTTTTCCCGCTGGATTCGGCCTGGATGCCGATGCGTGGTCGGGTGCCATTGCGCGGCCAGTCAGCCCATGCCTGGGCCAAGTCGTTCGGCTCGATGTCGTAAACGGGGTGTAAGTCGAAGGCTGGTGCCATTTCCCCGTGCAGTACCTCCTCGCTGACCAGCCCTAGCGTCCATGCAAAGTATGCAATCGCGTCGTGCTCCATGGTGCTGGTAGCGATGAGTTCGCCACACACGACCGCGTCGAACTGTTTGAGCAATGACTCGTGGACGGGGTAGGCTGTGATTTTGACATGGTCCAGCCTGGGCGAGTGGATGGCGTCACGAGTGTGGTTGGTGGCCACGGTGATTTCCATATCAGGGAATCGCCGGTGGAGCTCGACGAGTGATGGGGTTAGAAACAGCACGTCGCCATATCCTCCGCAGCGTAAGATCAGCAGCCGTTTCGGTGGTTGGTCCAGATTCAGCGGGATAGACGTTGGGTTATACGGTTCCGTTTCTGCGCAGAATCCACGGCGCGCTTGATCTGCCGCGGTATCATTGTCCATGAGGTACCGTTGGCCGGGCGTGCCGCCATAGTAGTTGTGGGCAGTGCAGGGTGTGACGAGATGCATTTTTGGGAGGATTGTTGGCTACACGGAAAAGTGCGGGTTTTTCGTGTATAGAGTTTGGTGGGTTGTCAGGCTTTGCCTCCGCCACGGATTTCCCGGAGCAGTTCGGCGAGTGGGTCGAGGGCGTGGGCGAGAGATGGGTCCGGTTTGGCCCAGGCCTGCATGGCGGTCAGGCTGTCGGCAGCTTTGATGCGCTCTTTTAGGTCGGGTGGCCGGCGCACGAGGTCGGTGACGTAACCTTCGCGGTCGGCATCCGGGTTTGGAATCTCCTCGCCATCCTTGTCGTATTTCGGTGGGGCGAGGCGTTTGGTTTCGACGGTGTGGATTAGGTGCTTAGTTTCCGCTGTGATCTCCGAGGATGAGGCGCGCATCACAGCGGTGTGGAATCTGAGGACTTCCTCGCGGGTGGCAATGGCGGCAGCTTCGGCTGCTGCCCGGTCATTCTCGGCTTGTTTGGCTTTTGCGGCCAGTTCGGCGGCGTGCAGTTGGGTGAGGCGTTCTAACTCGGCGATCACCTTTGGGTGCCGGCGCAGGCGTGAGGCCTGGGTTGCGTCGTTGACTTTGTGCCTCGGTTTGGTCCAGCCGTGGATCTTGAGCCATGCCTCAAGGTTGGTCATGCCGGCAAACACGCAGCGAGCGAACGCCTTGTAGCGCTCGGCAGCGCCGCCCTTTTGACAGCCGGTGAAGTGCTGGCGGGCGGTCAGGTCTGCTTTAGGCTTGGGTGATTTGCGGGTTTTTGGGCGTGCCATGGTTAGTTGTTTAGTCGAACTGTGTGGCAACGAAAAAGCGCCAGCGGTGACTGGCGCTGTGGGTTATCTGCCGAGTAGTCGACGGAACTCGGCTTCGCGAGCGAGGGTTTCGAGAGCTTCGGCCTTGCGGCGCTCGATGCGCAATGCTTCGGCGGTCTGTGCGTCGGCTTTGGCTTCCCGTGCCTTTTGTTCCAGACTGGCTCGGTATTCGGCGGCAGCGGCTGCTTGCATGGCCTTGCGTGCGCGTTCGATGGTGGCGTTCTTTTCGCGGCGGATCAGGTCCAATTTGAGCGCGGCTTGGTCTTCAGGGTTGTTCGTCAGGCCGACTTCGGCGCGGGTGACCGGATTTAGCTCGTCGATGGTGTAGTATCGCGCGTCTCCTTTCTCGATGAACTTGTATTTGCCGTTCACGTAGGATTCCAGGATGCCGGAATGCGGGTAGCCTTGGGCGTCATAGATGATGCCTTTCCACGGCAGGTCTGCGCTGGCGATGGTGGCGATGCTGGCGAGGGCAGCGACAGTAACGGCGGTGGCTAAAATAGTGAGGTAGAGTTTCATGGCTTGTGCTTCTTGGTTTTGGCGTTGTCGATGCGGGCTTGGGCTTTTTCTGCGGCAGCGAGGATGGCCTGCACGTCCTCGAGCGTGAAACCTTTGAGCGTGGAGAAGTAGAGTCGGCCCTGTAGCAGGTGCCATCCGCGCTCTGGGGTGATGTGAAGCTCAGGGATGGCGTATTTGCCCTTGGTGCGTTCCTGCCGGCCAGCGGCGCGGTTGTTGGTGGTCGAGCGTGATCGCTCCTTGCTGACATCGGCCTGGCGCTTTTGCAGTCGCGACAAGCGGATCCGCTCGCGGTTCTTCCGGTAGTATTCAGCCACGAACTTCCGTTGTTCTTCTGGGTCGGCGTAGGGCATGATTTAGGATTGCTCAGGTTTGACGGTTGTCAAACCGCTCATGCTAACACCTTAATTTCAGCGAGCCGGAGTCCTTTGCCGTTTTCCTGTTCGGGACGCCAGTTGACCACGAGGATGGGTTGGCTGTGCCATAGGTAGGTATCGATGCCGGTTTCCGGGCAGCACAGGCGTCGGCCATACTTCTGGAGATCGTGAGACGAGATATATTCGGTCCCTTCGATTTTCTTGATCGTATGGGCGAGCAACTCGTCGATTTGGTTGCTGATGCCTTCGGACACCTTGCGTGCGGTGTCTGCTCGCGAGTCCTCGTGGTGGATGTATTCCTCCAAGTCAGCGCGGCTCATCTTGCCAATGTCCCATGGCGATTTGGGCACGAATGCCGGTTCTTTGCGCGCCGGCACTTCGATCTTCACGGTTTCGGGTGGTGCCAGTGGGATGGCGGCGATGGGTTTCCTGGCGCTGCCTAGCAGCCTGCGGATGGTTTCGAGGATGGCCATGTGAGTTTAGGTTTACGGGTGTAGTCGATGACTCGTGCTTTGGAGGCTGGTATTGCGGGGGCTGGGACAGGTGGGGGAACCGGCGGTGGTGCAGCTTGGGAGGGTTTGCTGCGTTTGGTGGGTGACTGGGCGAGATATGGCAGCAGTTGCACGATGGCTTCGGCGCAGCCTTTGACGGTGACGACTAGATGGCCTTGGGCGGTGAGTTGCTCGTGCCACCAGCGCTGGTCCGGGCTGACCCGACCGCCTTTGGTGCGTTTGAGTTCCAGCCATAGGCTGTGGTATTTCCCACGTGCCACGGGTAGGCACAGGTCTGGCACGCCAGGCTTGACGCCTTCGGCCTTGAGTCTGCCGGCGGTGGCTCGGCTGCGTGCTCCGCCGTTGGGGACGGCGAACAGCAAGCGCAGTTCAGGGTGGCGGGCGCTGTTGGCTGCGGCCCACTGCATCAGCGCGCGCTGCTCGGCGTGTTCAGTGGGGGGTGTCATTATAGCTTCTCCTTTGCTGAATTGGCGGCGTCGTAGAGATGCGACATCACCCTTTTTTCGAGGCCGCTACTCCCATGATTGGCAAGGCGGTTTGCCTCGTCGTAGCATGTCCTCATCAGCGCGCTTGCGAGCGCCTCCATTTCCCGCGCACGGTTGGCGAGTTTGTGAATCAACGTGCTGTCGCCAGTGTCGTCGGCCAAGATCGCGTCAACCGAAGCGCAACGAGCGTTGGCATGGTGAAATGGACAGTCCGCTGACGGGACTGTGGGGCAGGTGCATATTGCTGGAAGGCTCATGGCTGGATTTGATTGTGTGAAGAAAAGTTGCCGCACGGTAGACTCTGCCAGTCAGCCGTGCGGCTTGATGGGTGTCCGTGCTCGTCGCCACGGTGCTGTGGGATTATTTCATGGCGGTGCATAGATGGAGTTGGTCCTGCGTGGGGACTTCCATTTTGTGCAAGGTATGACGTGTTGTCAAACCTTAGAGGCTGGCGAAGTTTTGAGCGGCCCAGTCGATGGCAACGTCACGGAATGCCCAGGACTTCTGTTCGGCACTCAGGATGGTCATGCGGACCTTGATGGCGCTGTCGCTCAGCATCAGGGGTGCTCTGGCAGCGGCTGCGTAGTCGCCGACATCGCCGAAGGTGAAGGACTGGGTCTGGTTGTCCAGCGTCTTCAGGGTGATGGTCACGATGCAGCGGCTGTTGTTGATCGTCCGCCACAGAAAACCGAGGAAGGCACGCTTCTTCGATGGGTCGCCCATATCCCAGTATCCCGTTTCAAGAATCGATTGGTAGGCGCGCAGGTAGCGTTTGCTACCAGCGCCGGCGTCGTAGATCACGTTTCCATATCCGTTGTCGGCGACAGGGATGGCAGCACCGATTGCCTGTGGTGCGAAGGCTCCCTGCGAGCCGTAGTTGTCCTGGTGATCTGGTTGGGTGGTTGGATCGGTCCAGAACAGGTTGGCGTCTTCGTCGGCGAAGATGATTTCCGGACGAGTCTTCTCCAGCATGGTGCTGGCGTATACTTTGGGGTAAGTGAACTCGCCAACGATGCCGTTGGTCATCAGGTCGTAGGCGAATCCGATCAGGGTGCCACTGGTGCCGGGCAAATAGAACCAGAGAAGCTGGCCGACGGCGTCGATGAAGGCATGCGCACGGTCGTTGTTCGCGGCGATGGCGTTGGTGTCCACGCGAGCGCGGATGTAGGCGGTGGCCTGCGCGCTGACCACGCTAGCTGTGCCGACGATTTCTTGGAGTTGCACGCTGGCATCGAAGGCCACGAGGCTGAGGTCGGAGCCGACGTAGAAGATTCGGCGATCGGGCATGGCGACCATGCAGGTGCCGTTGATCGCGCCGGTGGCGACCTGGGGTTCGCGGGATGGCTCCAGCGGTGCCGTGGGGTCTTTGAGGAGGATGCCGGCCAAGGTGTGCAAGTGCAGCCGTGAGCCATCGGTGTACAGCGCGGTGATCTCAGAGGATCCGGCGGCGCTGGTCGTGGACTGCACATTGGTGAAGTCGTCGGTGTAGCAGCCTTCGGGCACCAGTTCGTCCACTTCGGCGGGCTTGCTGGCGTAGAGGCGTTCTTGGTAGCCGGTGACGCCAGCGCGCCAGACCTGGCTGTTGGCAAGGCAGTGGTGCTGGTGTGGCAATGGGCGGTTTTGGTCTTCAGACATCGCGCGTCCGATGACGGACTCGGTGCCGAGCGTGACGGTGCGCTGGGGTGTCAGGGTTTGGACGCCAGTACCGGTGGTGGTCAGGTTGATGGCGGCGCCACCAGCAACGGCGGTCAGTTTGAGAGTTGTGGTGGATGGGACTGCTTGCACCACGTAGTCCGTGCTGGCGAGGAGCGGCGCCGGCAGAGTGGCACTGGTCGAGACGCGCACGATGTCGCCAACGGCCAGTCCGTGGGCCGTGGTGGTGGTCAGCGTATCGGTGCTGACATTGACCGAGAACGTCTTTCCGGTCGGCGTCGTGTTAGGGATCGGGTCGTTTGGGTTCATCAGACTGAAAATCTCGGTGCCGGATGAGTCGGTGAAGTTTAGGTACAGTCGGATAAACGGGAAGCGGCCACCTTCGGCGTTCGGGTCCGGTGTGATCCTGACTCGGATGTCGAAGTTTTGCGCTGCGGAGATGATCAGGGTGTTGCTGTCATCGCTGCTGATGCCTTCGTATCCGAGACCTTCGGTGCCTGGGTCCCAGTAGCGCGCGATCACGGTGGCGGTGCGGTCGCTGAATCCACTGCTGGTGCCGGTGCCTGTGCCGCCACTGAGCAGGGTTGGTCCCTGTTGGCTGGTGATGGGTGCATCGCTGGAAACCAAGGAGGCTTGCAGGATGCTCAGGATCTTAGTGTCTAGGTTAATGAACGACTTGATGACGTCGGCCTGCGGGTAGGTAGCGGTTCCGGACATTCCGCCAGTGATGCTGTAATTGAAAGGGTCGGTGGTCGGTGTTCCAGACCCGGTCAGCACCGAGGTCAGTGCGGCCACGGTAGGGGTAATGGTGACACGGATGCGGTCGTTGCCGCTGGCTCCTGGGTAGTTGTCCGCGTCGGCGGTCAGTTTGAGCCGGTTGTCCACTGTCCAACTGGATTGCACGAGGGCGCTGCTGCTTGGGACAACGGTGCTTATGACTGGTGCCGAGGGCTTGGCGTTGCTGGCTGCTTTTCGCCAGACGCCAGGATAAGCGGTGCGGTTGATCTGCACGCAGACGTTCTCGTCGACGCCGTTGCCGAGCAACCACTGGCTGTACGTCCGGGTGCCATACCAGCGTGCGCCGGCGTTGAGGCCAACGGCCAGCACGGTGTATGTCAGGCCTACGCCGTCGTCGAGGTCGAGAGTGCTGGGCACGGTGCCTTTCTCGCCTAGGTAGAACCAGCCGCGGCAGGGCTTGGTGGTGGCGGTCAGGTCATACAGCAGCAGGAAGTTTTTGGCCTGGCATGCGACCTGGATGGCAACGGTCTTGTTGGCGGTTCGGCGTTCTGGTGTGTCGCCGATGGCTACAGGTGTGGGTGTGCCAAAAGTCAAGGCTCGGATGGTGTCCTGCATCGACACGGTGTTTCCTGTGCCAAAGAGCCGGTAGTACACTGGAATCCCTCGGAACCCTTTGTTCGGGCGCAGCAGGAGGTTCATGGCGGTCGTCAGGTTGACGCCAATTTCAGTCGAGTCTGTGAGACTGGAGACCGGTCCGAACGATTTAATGGGTGTGGTGGGCATGGCTGCGGGATGCCGCGCGCCTCACCATGAGGTCACGTCGACGTTGGTGTGGGTGAATCCTTTGGTGGCGCTCTTCCACCGCGCTGACGCGGCCTGTGCGGCCTGGGCGACGGCATTGCGGGTGCTTGGGTCCTGGAGGAATTGGGGCCAGGACATGAACTTAAACAAAGCCCAGGGGAACAGGATGGATTCATCCTCGTTGCCCGGCATGAAGTAGGTGCGCGTGTCCGACCACGACGCGATGCGCGGTGCTGCGAGTTCAGCCTCGAAGCTGTAGATATAACTCGTGTCGGGCAGGCTGTCGAAGGTGATGCGCGTGGTCGGTGTGACCATGTAAGGCAGACTGTCTTCGAGGATCGACGATTGTGGCCGGCGGACAGGCTTGATGGGCAGGGTGTAGTTGTCCCGTAGCAAGGCGCTTTGGCCGACCATGGCGGTGCGGCTGTCGAGCATATCCACGAAGTACTGGTTGTTCAGCAGGCTTGGCGGATAAACGGCTTTGACTTCAGTCGTGGTGTTGAGGGCGTCCTGATAAACGGTGGCGGTCACGTTGCTGGCCGTGGTGCCTTGGTAGGGGGCATTGAGGCTGCATGTGGCTCCGTCGAGTTCGAACTGGTTCTGGAGACCGTCTCCACTGATCACCACGGTGCAGCCAAGCATCCAATCGCGAAAGTCCGTGCAAGTGATCGCTGTGCTGCCGTTGGTGACCTGGCCGATGGTGATGGCTGTGGGTCCACGCACTTGGAGGCTGACCTTGTTCCGGTGGACATTGGCGAAGATTTCCTGCAAGGCAGCGTTAAAGTCCTGCATCATGCGTGTGGACGCATTGGCAGGGATCAGGGCGCTATTGGACAGGCCGATGTAAGCCATGGCGTAGTCTCGGAAAATAGAGGCGGCTGGCATGGCGTGTGGTCTGGGTTAGTTGGCGGTGACGGCGCTGATCCATCCACCTTTGTTTTGTAGCAGCGTGGATTCCGCTACGGTGGTTTTAATGACGGCGGCATCTATGCCAAGGCGGTCGGCCAGCATGGGTGCGGTCAGTTTGTTGCTGGCGCCTTCGGCCAGCATCCTGATGATGATCTGCTCGAGCGTTTCCGGGGTGCCTTCAGGGGGCACGTCTTCTGGCTGGGTGTCAGCCGGTGTGTTTGGTGCTTCAGCGTTTGGTGAACCGTCATCGATGGTGGCTGGCGGTAGTTGCTCGGCCATCATGGCTTGGGCTGCGTCGATGTCGGAGCGGCGCAGGATGACTTCGGTGCCGTCCAGTTTGGCGCGCACGCCAGTTTCGGGGTCGAATAGTTCGACGATGGGGAAAAGTTGGGAGCCGACTTGGTGGTCGGCTGCGTGGCGCATCAGTTCCAGCATGAGTTGGTAGCTGGTGCGGCCCTCGGACGGTTGGCAGATAAATGTCTTGAACTCCGGGTGGAAGTCATCGGGACCGGTGCGCTGGCCACGGAAGTTGCGGTGGCAGAAAATGTGCGCAGATAGGCGTCGAGGAGAGCCGATGAGGAAGCGGAGTTGGAACATAAAAGAGGGGGATGGTTTGGTGTGAAGAAGCCGGGCACCCGTGAGGATGCCCGGCGAATGATGAACGAGGCTTGGTGTTTAGTCAAACCAAGGCGATCAGCCGACAGCGATGTCGGTTGGAGCGCCGTCCGGATTCCATGCCACGGTGGCCTGGACAATACCGGAGTAGAGACCATTGGCGTCGCGGACGCCATTGATACCCCACTGCTCTTCGAAACCGATTTCCTTGAAGCGCTGATGGTCGTCATCGTTGTTGATGGTTCGCCGGCCCATGGCGGTGTCGCCAATAGCGCCCCAGCCTTGCGTGAAGCTATGCTGGGCGATGCCATAGATATCGACAAAGCACTGACCTTTGGCGTTACATGGCCAGACCGGTGAACCGGCAGTAATGTCGGTAACGTTGGCGTCCAGCATCAGGGTGTTCCAAGCAGCGGTACTATTGTAGACCACGGAGCCAACGGTTGTGGCAACGGTGCCGGTAGAGACGGATCCCAGCTTTTTGACACCAGTGATGGTGTTGCCATCGGTGGTCGTGTAGCTGATCATGAAGAACTTGCCAGTCGTGATGTCACGGCCCAGAAGATACTTCGTAGCAGAGGTTTCCTGCGCAATCTTGGTCTGTTCGAACATTTTGAACTCAGCACCCGGGAAGAACTGGAAGTACAAGCGGTTAGTTAGGATGGCGGCTGCATAGTTGCCCCCACCATACACTGTAAATGCGGCTGTTCCTGCTGGGATTGCCACAGTTTTGGCATTCACATTTCCGCTACCGAGGTAGGCCACGGGGCTGCAGAAGCTGCCTTGTGGGCCATCGGCGGTGCTGTTCTGCACCTGCCATGGCATGATCACGGATCCTGCCCATTCAGGGAATTCTCCCGTGAACAGGTAGTTGTCGGCTCCGCGGATGCCGCTCTGTGAGAGCAGCGTCTGCCAGCCACCAGTGGCGTGGAGGTCTTCCAGCGCACGGGACGGTGCCATGATGAGGAACTTCTCGATTTCTTGATTGTTCTTCTTGGCGACCGCGAACGGCATGGCCTGGTTTTCTGTCAGGCGCTCGCTGATCTTGCGGAACAGGTTCTGGTCCGCAGTGTCGGCACCACCGAGGGTGGCGGTGCTGATGCGGGAACCGCCCCACAGACGCAGGCGTGCAGCGTTGGTGGCTGCGTTGGCGCGCAGTTCGGCTTCGGTTGTCCACGCATGAGCCTGGGCGAACCATGGCTTCAATTTGTCGCGGACGTTCAGGTCGAAGCTGCCAAGGCCCATGACGGTCTGTGCTGCCGTGATGTTGTTCTGGCTGATGCCGTTCCAGTGGTTGCCCATGGAGACGCTGAAAACGTAGCGCTTGATGTTTTCGCCATTGCCCGAGCGGGTATTGGCGCTGCCTTGGACACCAGGTCCACCGAGGGGTGCCTCGACGGTGATGTTCACGGTTTGGCCACGGAGGTTTTTAAACTCCCCGTGCGTCATGATGGGTTTGCCGCCCATCATGCCGCCGGAAAGACGGGTGAAGGGGTTTTTGCCGAGCGAGCCGGCAACGACGTTACGGACCCAGGCTTGTTCCTGGGAGTTGGTACCGAGCGCAGATACGATCTGCGCGGTAGTGGGTGCGGATGGGTTTGCCATGGTGGTGGTTTGCCGGTGAGGGCGGTGTGTGGGTCATGCCAAAGCGCGGTGGAGCGCTGGGCGGGTGATGACGCAGCCGGGGACAGCCTGGACATGCAGGCACGGCGGGCGTGGGTGTGGTGACTCTGACTGCCGGCATCGTGGCCGGCGGGTATGCGTCTATTGGAACTCGATCAGCGGGTGGCTTGGATCAGGGCACGAGGCCACTGGTCATGCTGCGTAGCTGATGGAATAGTTCGGCCCTCGGGTCTGGGGCGCTGGGCCTCCAGCCATGAGTCCATTGAGGCGCTCGATCTCGTCGTAGTTCTCAGCGGCAATTGCCTGCTGGAGATCCGCTTGGATGTTGGCCAATGGGTTGGCGGGCTGAGTGGTGACGCGATCCGCGCTGGTATGCTGTTGTCCGGAAATTGCCGGCATCACGACCTGCGGCTGGTAGCCAGTAGGAAGAGGTGCTGGTTGCTG